CACTGACGCGCGAGGTGGTCGCGATGAACGCCCAGCGCCTTCGCCGCCGGGTCGATCGAAACGTAATCCATCCAATTGATCGGCGTGAATGTTTCGACCTTGTGTGCGGGTTCAGACATGGCCGTGCTCCCGCTCGAGGTGTTGGCGCAGCCAGTGGGTCTTCTTGTACCTCTTCCCGCACAGCCGGCACTCGTATGTCGCACCGTCGATCACCGCGACAACGTCGTCGCCGGCGAATGACAACGGCCACCCCTGCTCGCCGTCGTCCGCCTTGGCCGGCGGCGGCGGCGCGAGGTAGTCGCCGATGAACATGCTCACGTCTTGCCCCACCGCAGCGGGCTCGTCTTGTTTTCTGAGTTGGATCACGTGCCCGTTCGGGCAGTAGCACGGCTTGAGCCCGCGCGACCACAGCGCGGCCAGCGCATACGGGATGAAGAACACCATCGCGCAATCCGGGCAGAGCTTGAGTACGTAGGCCTCGTTGCGGCGGAACTCGATCAGGTCGCGTTCGTCCCTACTCATGGAACACCTCCGCCGGCACGTCGACGCCTTCGCCCTGGAGGAACGCGTACACCTTCTCGATCAGCGCCGCGTCGAACTGCCCCATGCCGATCGACACCAGCTCCGCCATCGGCTCGACGCCGTAGAGCTGCACGTCTTCGTATCGGATGTCCAGCTCGAATTGCCAGGCGTGGGCGAGTTCGTGCCAGAACACCTTGATGCGCTTCGACGCGCTCAGCACGTCGGACACGTAGATCGCCGAGTTGTTCGATGAGCAGAGCCCGTCGCAGTTGCGGCCCTTCGTCCAAGGCATCATGCCGCGAACGAGGTAGACGTTGTAGGTCACGCCGCCGACCGGCACTTCCACGGACGGCAGCGCATCGAGCAGCTTCCGTGCGCAGGGCGCGCTCGCGCGTCGCCGTGGTGGCGGCGCTGCGGTTCGCTTCGCTCGCGATGGTAAGAGTTTCCGACATCCGGCGTCCGTGCCGCTTCGGTGGTCCCGCGATCCGTCGATCGTCGATAGAATCACTTCAATGCCCCTTGTGCTCGTGGTTCGGTTCTCAGGCCAGTCACGAGTGCGAGGGGCTTTTTCGTGCGCCCCTCAGCGGGCCGGTCGAGCCGGCAAGGTGTTCTCCTGTCAAGTCGCCTGCCTACAATTATTCCAATATCGGAATCATATTTCAAGAGATCGGAATAGATCGTCCGATCCCTTGAATACTGCCGAGTGGTAAACGACGGAGTCGGTTACGATGCCCACCATGGCCACGTCCACACCTCAGCTCACCGCCAAGCTGAAGCGGCTGGTCGAATCGCGCAAGCTCAACGTGTCGAAACTCGCACGCGCAGCCAACGTCAGCCCGCAAGCGATGTTCAGATACGTTGAAGGGGAGTCTTCACCCAGGTCTGACACCGCGCTCTTGATCGCGCGCGACCAGGGCGTCGATCCGGTCTGGTTCATAGATGAGAGCGACACACGCCTCGATCCTCCGGAACACGATGACGCGATCGCGATGGACACGGCGCGTCTGTTCGACCTCTTCGAGCCGACCGAGATTCTCTCGCTCGGCGAACGTCGGTACGTCAAGACTGCGATCGACCTCTATTACCAGCTCTATGACATCGAGTTGTTGGACGATGAGGTTGAACGGATCGCCATGACGCTGCTGATGCCGCACGGCGAAGGCGAAATGCCTGGTGAAGCGCGCGTGCTCGTCGGCGACGTGAACGCAATCGACAAGCTGATCTTTCACGTTGTTTTGTTGCAAGTCTTCCACCGGCCAGGCGCAGAGATTCCCAAGGGCATTGAACACGAGGGCATCGAAGGGCCTGAGGCGATATCACCCAAACGTCTGATCGATTGGTTCAAGGACTACCGCAAGCGGCATCCCGGTTACCAGGCGATCGTCGACTATCTCATTGCAAACTCGCACGCGACCGGTCGCTGGCTTGCCGCGCAACGGCAGACGTTCTTTGAAGAGTATGCGCCGTGCCACATCGCCCGGATCATCGACATGCCCGGCGCAGCCAAGCATCGGAATCGCAAAAAGATTCGCGCTGCACTGGTGGAGAAAGGATACTTCACCAAGGAAGGCAAGCCGATTCCGTTCCCCGCGTTACAACCATACGTCAGTGATCGTATCCAGCGAGAACTCATGAAGGACATGTAGCAGCGAGTCGCGCAGGGTCACGGATGACCAAGACGAAACCCTCCACATCTCGAATCGGCATCACGCTGGACCCGGCGCAGCAGCGATTTTTCGCCGACGAATCGCGCGTGCAGGTCGCGCGCTTGGTCCAACGCGCAAGGATGAACTGACCCCATGTTCGGACCGACCTTCGAGACCTTCACGTTCCCCGGCGGCGCTCTGCAAGAGCGCGACGTGTCGCTTGCCGAGCTGGTGCATCGGATCAAGCTGAATCGGTCGATGAGCGGCGAAGGTGTGTCGAGGCCGTATCGCCAGGTCGCGGCGGTGTACGCGTGCGTCGATGCCAAGGCGAAGGCGCACGCGATGCTGCCGCTGATGGTGTCGACGGCCGACGACGAGATCGTCGAGACCGGGCCGCTCGCGGAACTGGCGGACTGTCCGAACCCGCGCATGACGGCGTCGGCGTTCTGGATGAACACATCGGCGAACCTCGACCTCTTCGGCCGCGTGCATTGGGTGATGACGCTCGACGCGGGCGGTCGGCCGGTTGAAGTTACGCCCGTCTCCCCGCTGCTGATGAAGGCGGTGGTGCATCAGTCGACGGGCGAGCTGCTCGGCTGGAAGTACCGGCCGCACGGCGGACGCGGGCAGGAGCTGATGCTCGCGCTCGATGAGGTTCACACGCTGGTCGACCCGGACTTTGAAGAGCCGCTTCGGCCGTGGGAAGGCATGGGGCCGCGCCGCGCGGCGGCGATGGCGATCCGACAATACTACAAGGCGGACGTGGCGAATGAGGCGTCGCTCGACAACGGCGTCGAACCGGGTGGCGCTTTCAAGAGCGCGTCGAGTCTGTCCGACGAGCAACGTCAGTTGTTGACCGCCAGCGTGCATGATCGCTACGCGGGCGCGGCGAATCGCAGGCGGTTCCTCGTGCTCGAAGGCGGGCTTGAGTGGCAGCAGATCGGCGTGAGCTTCACCGACATGGAGTTCGCCGAGCTGAAGGCGATGTCGCGGACGGATATCTGCGCGGCGTTCAGCGTGCCGCCGGCGGTGGTCGGGTTCTATGACGACTCGAATTATGCGCACGCCGAGTCGGCGGAGCGCGGCTTCTGGATTCGCACGATCCTTCCCCGCGCCACCCGCTTCGCCGAGGAATGGGAGATCGCGATCGCGCATCGCTTCGACGGCGACCGCTCGCTCGCGGTGTCGGACGCGCGCCGGGCGCCGGCCTCGTTCGTGCAGCGTGTACGGCCCGTCGCCCGAGGCCGAGCCGATCGCGCAAGGCGCTGCGCCGATCGAACCGGCGATTCTTCGTGTGGTTCGATTCGTCGGACGTGCCGGCGGTGCAGCGTGCGAAGATGGAGCAAGCCCAGGCGGCGCGGGACTGGATCGACAAGGGCGTGCCGCTGAATGACGTGATCGACGCGTTCGATCTTCCCTTCCCGCGCCAGCAATGGGGCGGGACGTGGTACAAGCCGATCGGGCTGGTCGATGTCAACGAAGACTTCGTGCCCGGCGACGGGCACGAGCCGGGCAGCGAGACGCCGCCGGCGCAAGAGCAGGGCGCAACAAGCTTGTTGCGCCATGTTGACAACGTGCAGCGCGTCGCGGCGGACAAGCAACGCGCGCGGATACACCGGCTGTGGCTGGCGAGCTGGGCCGGGCTGGAGCGCGCGGCCTACGGGAAGCTCAAGGCGCACTTCAACACGCTGCGCAAGGCAACGCTCGACCGGCTCTTCAAGCTGCTGCCAAAGGCGGAGGGCCGGACGTTCGACGAGGCGGAGCGCCGCGACCTGATCGGGCAGATTCTCTTCGATCTCGGCGAGGCGAACGGGCTGCTGTCGTCGAAGGTCGGGCCGCTGATCCGCGAGGTTTTCGCCCTGGGCGGCGCGCAGTCGATGCAGGAAGCGGCGGACGCGCAGGGGCAGGACAAGCCGGCGGCGTTTGACCTGGGCGCGGCGGGTGCGGCGGCGAAGCTGCGCCGCCGCCAGGTGCGCATCACCGAGGTCAACCGCAAGCTGCAAAAGCAACTGCGCGAGACGATCGCCGAGGCGATGAGCGCAGGCGAGACGACGGATCAGATTGCCGAGCGGGTGCGCCACAAGTTCAACCTCGCGACCTCGAAGGCGCGCACGATCGCGATGACCGAGACGGGCGGCGCGGTCGAGGAAGCGCGGCAGGAAGGTCGCAAGCAAGCGGGCGTGCCGCTCAAGTCGTGGCTGTGGTCGCGGAAGGAATCGGGCCGACCCTCGCACGCCGCGACCGAAGGCGAGACGATGGCCGCGCCGATCCGCAATGACGACGTGTTCGTGATCGCGGGCACGGGCGTGACCGCGCCGCACCCGCGCGGCAGCGGCGTCGCCGAGCATGACATCAACTGCGGTTGCACGGCGATCTCGCGCTACGAAGGCGATTCGATCAAGGCCGTGCTCGACCGTTACGAGTCGAGAGGATTCCTCACCTACGAGCACTTTGTCGCACGGCGCGGGGAGGGCTCGAAGTGATCGACAAGCTGCAAGCCGCGCTGGAGACCATGGTGTGCCTGGATGCAGACCTCACACGTGCATTGAGTCGATGCGCCATGTTCATCGCGGAGACGACATGTCTCGGCGTTGAGGGCTACGTTCGCCTGCTCGGTCTGGCCGGCTTCCTGTGGCGGATGGGCGAGCCCTTCGCGGTGATCCTCAACAAGATGAACAACTCGGCGGGCGTGATCGCCGCCACACTCAAACACACGGGAACGGATGCCCGGTTATGCCTAGGCCACCTTATCACCCTGAACTGATCCTCGACCCGCTGACGCGCGAGGTCGAGCCGAAGCAAGGCGATCTCGGTCACGTCCGCATGTTCGCCGTGCCCGGCAGTGTCGACGAGTCGAAGCGCACGATGCGCTTCGTGTGCTCGACGCGGACGATCGACCGCTACGGCGAGATCGTCGAGCCGAAGGCGTTCAAGCCGTGGCTCGATACGTTCATGCTGAACCCGGTCATGTGCGCCGGGCACGTGTTCGTCGCGCCGGATGGCAAGCCGACGACGATCGGCGAGTGGCTGTCGCTCGACATCACCGGCGAGACGCTCGAAGGCGTCGTGCAGTTCATGGACGAGGACGGCCTCGCGGAGCTGTACTGGAATCGCTACCGCAAGCGCGTGCAGCGGGCCGTCTCGGTCGTGTTCATCACGCACAAGTGGGAAATGCGCGACGTGGAGATCGAAGGCGCGACGCGTCGCGTGCGCGTGTTCACCGAAGCCGAGTTGCTGTCGATCGACCCGGTCGCGATCCCCGCGAACCGTCTCGCGCTGGCGAAGGCGGCGTCCTACCTGGGCGCGCTCGGCGATGCGTCAACAGATGTTGACGCCGCGAGGTCAACAAGTGTGGACATGGGCGCCCTCGCGAAGGCGCTTCAACCGGCCGTGGAACGTGCTGTGACGGAACAACTCGACACCGGCCCCGGCGGCCGACTCTGCGCGCTCGTTCAGGATGTCGTCGAGATCGCGCTGTGCCATGCCGGCCTTGGTGTCGACGCTTACGACATCCCCGCCGCCGATGACGAGCCCGACCCGGCGGCGGACGCTGAGGGCGATGCACTGAAAACCATGCTGCGCGACGCGCTCGACGCGTCAGGCGGCTCATGACGGAGCAATCCATAGTGGACCCTGAACTGAAAACCATGATGGCCGAGGTGAAGCAACAGCTCGCCGAAGGCAACACGATCAAGTCGGCCGTGCAGCAGCTCGAAGAGCAGCTCCGCAACGTGCCGCAGACCATCGAGAGCAAGCTCGCCGCGATCCGGCGCATGCAGTTCGACGACTTCGGGCGCTATCGCGGCGTGCTCGGCAGCGAGGAAGTCGCGCGCGGGTTCGGCCTGTTCGTGATGGCGATGGCCGGCCGTGACGAGCGGGCGGCGTCGGCGCTGCGCAGCGAGTTCAAGGACATCGCCGAGCGCGCCCTCGGCACCGACACCGAGGCCGGCGGCGGCGGGCTCGTGCCCATCGAGTACAGCGCCCGCATTCAGCGCCTTGTCGAAGAGTTCGGCGTCTTTGCGGCGAACGCCTTCCCGATGCCGATGACCGAGTCGCAGCTCACCTTCCAGCGCCGCAAGACGGGCCTGACCGTCTACAAGACCGGCGAGGGCAACGCCGTCACCGAGAGCAGCCAGACCTTCGAGACGATCAACCTCAACGCCGACGAGTGGAACACGCTCACGCTCTACCCGAAGGCGATGGGCATGGACGCGGCGGCGGCGATCGGCGAGATGATCGCACTCGACATCGGCCAGGCGTTTGCCCAGGCGACCGACGACGCCGGCTTCATCGGCGACGGCACGCCGACCTATCTCGACGTGCAGGGCGTCACGCACCGCCTCAAGGCGATCAACGGCGTCGACGACGGCGGCGGGCTGGTGCTCGCGTCGGGCAACCAGTGGTCGGAGATCACCGAAAACGATCTTCGCGCGGTGATCGGCCGCGCTCCGCGCTACGCCCAGCGCAACGGCAAGTGGTACATGTCCAACGCGTTCTACTGGGAAGTCGGCGCGCGGCTCATACTCGCCGCCGGCGGCGTGACGGCGTCGGACATCGAAGGGCGCCGCGCGCTTCAACTCTTCGGCTACGAAGTCGAGGTCACGCAGTCGATGCCGGCCTCCGAGGCCAACAGCCAGGTGTGCGCGCTGTTCGGGGATCTCCGCCTCTCGTCGACGCACGGCACGCGCCAGCAGCTCACGATCGACCATGACACCTCGGTGAAGTTCCTCGAGCGCCAGGTCGCCGTGCTCGGCACGCGGCGCCATGCGATCTCGAATCACTCCCTCGGCGACGCCGACAACGCCGGCCCGATCGTCGGGCTCGTCACCGCCTCGTCGTAACCGCGTGTGGGGCCGGCGGCGCGGCTCGCGCCGTCGGCTTTCTACATCCTCGCGAGAAACCCTCAAGACAACCTCAACAAAGGCACTTGAAATGAACGAACTGCAAACCACCAAGATTCAGGGCGCCATCCTGCCCGCCGCAATCAAAGACGACGCCGCCTTCGCGTCGCAGGTCATCGACAAGACCGACTTCCCCGGCTGCGACTACCTTGAGTTCGTCGGCCTGCTCGGCGCGACCGATGTCGAGATGGCCACGCTCAAGGTCATGGAGTCGGACACGAAGACGGACCCGACGACGCTCGGCGGCACGCCTTCGCTCGTCAAGGATGCGACGACCAAGCCGGGGGCCGGCGATGACGGCGAGCCCTTCGTCTTCGGCATCGACCTCCGCAAGACGCGCAAGCGCTACCTCCAGCTCCAGGCGACGGCCGGTGACGGCACGAGCGGCACCTACCTCGCCGCGATCGTGATCGGCCGTCGGATCACCGAGGCGTCGAGCATCGCCGCGAATCGCGGCCTGCTCTTCGCCGAGTACGCCTGACCTTCGACTCCTCACACCCGCGCCGACGCGTCGGCGCGGCTTGAATCGCCGAGGGACGCACGATGCCCGACGAAATCAAACAGAAGATCGGCGTGGAGGCCGACGAGGCGATCCGCAAGCTCAAAGAAGTGAGCGACGCCGAGCAGCAGCTCGCCGGCGACGTTGAACAGGCGGGCGATGAGGCGCGCAGCGCCAGCGGCGAAATGGACGGGCTCAGCAAGGCGCATGAGGGCCTGTCCAACAACCTCAAGGGCATGATCGCCGGTGCGTTCAGCATCGGCGCGCTGACCAAGCTGATCCAGCTCAACACCGACGCGATCCGCGAGAACGCCGACGCGACGAACCGGCTGAAAGAGGCGCAGCTCGACCTGCAATTCTTGAATCAGGGGTATCGCGGCGACGAGCTGGCGGCGGTCAAGCGGGCGTCGGAGATCGTCGGCGGAGCGGACGCGCAGGCGGAGCTGGCGGCGACGTACGCGCAACTCAAGAGCAAGACCGCTTCCCTTGAAGACGACGAGCGGATCGCGCTATTCGAGCAGCTCGTCGAGACTTCGCTCACGACGACGACGAAGCCCTCTCAGCTCGTTCCGTTGTTTGCGACGGCCAGCCAGTTCATCGCCGACCCCGAGCGCCTGCAGGCCATCGTGCGAAAGACGCAGGAATTGTCACCGGCGGCGACGGCCGACCTGCTCGCCAAAGAGTTCCCGCAGGCGTTCGGCGCGGGCCGAAGCGCCGGCCTGATCCCCGAGCAGACGGCCGGCCTGCTCGCGTCGGCGCTGAAGGTTGACGAGGCGACCGGCGGCACGGCGCTTCGGACGATCCTGCAAGTGCTCAGCGGCGCAGCGACCCCGGAACAAGTGAAGATTCTGGAGGGCATCGGCGCGCCCCCGAGCATGGGCACGATCGGCCAGCTCGGCAGGATCGGCGAGCTGATCCGATCGGGCGAGCTGAGCAAGGCCGACCAGGTGAAGCTGTTCGGCGGGCCTTACCAGTCGATCGCGGCGGAGCTGGCGCTCAGCGGCGAATACCAGGGCAACATCGAGCAGATTATCCAGGCGTCGCAGGGCGGCGTCGACATCACGCAAGAGGCGATCCGCAACATCTTCGCCGCCGACGCGCAGCAGGCCACGCGGTTGAAGACGCGGCAGGTCGAGGCGGAGATCGAAAACATCAAGTCGAACGACTTGAACGCGCAGCGCATCGAGCTGGCGAAGAAGCTCATGGAATTGGAGATGCGCAAGCGCGGGTATAGCGAGGCGCGAATTCAGCTCGTGCTCGCAACGATGAAGGTCGCGTCGGGCTTGGGCGGATCGCCGGAGCTGACGATCGACGTAGGCGCACCCGGCGGCAACGCGTTCCGCACCCTCACCGGCGGCGAGTACGGGGGAGACATCGCCAGGGCTGTAAAGGCAGCGCTCGACGCGTTGCCCGATACAGACGTGTCTTCGATCGGTGATGCGTTCCGCAATCCCGACGGGCCACCGCTGCCCGATCTTGGTGACTTGTCGACGCACCCATACGCTGCCGGCGTCGACTTGTTTGAGGGCGGACGATCGGGGTCCCTTCAACGATTCATGCGGGCGAACAAACTGGCCATCCAGCAGATTCAGAACCAATACAACCTCAGTGGCGACGGGACGACGCGCTTCACCGAGGACGCGGGCACGGACGACCTGCCGTAGCCGCGCTTGTTCGCCGGTTGACGCCGGTTGGAACGGGCTTCAAACCGAGTGTAATCGACCAGCCGCCCGGCTCACCGCGAGCCGAATTCAGGGCGGCCGTTCCCCTCTGTACTTTCCGCGCCGCCATTTAGCGCCGCTCCCCGCCATTTTGGTCGCCGCACTACACTGGTGCGCACGGGCGCGGTCTGGAATCTGCACCCTGTTGAGATTCTCCGAAAAATTCTTTGCGCCTTGCCGCGGCGTGAGTTGCGAGCCCCGGAGTATCGGATTGCGACGCGCTGGTGCGCACGGATGGGTCGGCTCGTCCATTTATGGGGGAGCATGCACACATCGGCCCCGAGGGCCGAGGTGTGGCACCCTGCGTGGAGGGTCTTTGACAAGTGAAGAACGCGAGTTGACCGTCGCGGCGGTTTGTCGGGGTGACATTTTGGATCACATGCGCAACGCATTGCGCAGCAATGAGTAACGCGTGAAATTCCGGCTTGGGGGGAGGGGGGGTTCGTGTCAGGGGCAATCTTCGATGTTGGATCCTGCTCTGCGAAGCAGCGCTTCGCTGCGCA